GTATAAGCCCCCGACTGGATTTGAACCAGCAACCTTCTCATTACAAGTGAGATGCACTACCGTTGTGCTACAGAGGCAGGAAAGATTATTTATTATCAATAATCATTATTATTTGATTGATAGATTTTGAATAGAATCCAAATTACAAATGCAGCACCACCAATGATTAGGAAATACTGCCAAAAGTAAATAAGAAATCCAATAGCAACTAGAACTAGAACACCAGCACCATCAATTTCACCACCAGAGGAAGAATTATCTTCATCATCATACTCACTCCATGATCTTGTGGTTCTTACAATACAACCAGGATTTGCTCTTTGAACTCTTGAAACTGCATCATGTGATGTAGGTGCTTCTACAACCTCTGTATAATACTGAAAGAATTCAGTATTAGGACCAGGACGAACCTCAACTTCATACATCATTTGTTGTTATACTCCTGAATGTATTGCTTGAGAGTGTCAACATAATCATCAGGGTTCTTGATAAAAACCTGATGCTCACCAGAATGACAAGAAATCAAGGTAACAATTTGTTCCACTTTACGACCAGTCATTTCCTCATACATTTTAGCATAACCTGTCTCTTGCACAAAGTAATTCAGAATCTGAGATTCATACTTTGGTTTAGAAGAACTCTTGAAGTCAATGATAGACAGTTTGCCTTCATATTCAGCAATACAGTCAACACGACCAGCAATGCCAAGTTGTTCAGAATACAATGCACATTCTTGATAATGAACATTGTTAATCATGTCAAGCAGATGCTTGAATTGATTAAAAAGTTTCAGAGCAACTTCATAATTCTCATTACCCTCATACTCTGCAAAGTCAATGGAATTATCCACATATTGTTCTACAATACTGTGAAACTTAGTGCCATTGGTAGATGCAAACTGACTGATCTTGTTAGCAACATCAGCACCCACACGTTGCCTCCACTCATTGATACTGTGACGAGTTTGATAGGAAGTCACAGAAGTGATGGAAGGCAACAGTTTGCCATTCACACAATACTTACGAGAACCATCTACAGTTTGAGTAGGAATATCTGCAAGTTTAGGCAGATTGAGGTGAGTGAAAGGTTGAGAAATAGTCAGCATGTTGTTAATAATAATGTTGTTAGTTGCAGTCAAAGATCAGAGAAACTCTGCCATGTAATAGTCAACAGTTACCTCTAACTCTGCTGCTTTTGCTTCAAGTTCCATAGCATATTCTTCTGCCATTTGCTCATCAGCATGGTCAGAAAACAGATCAAGAGTGGATTCGTGCATGAATTTATCTTTCATACATGTATGATACCACAGATTCACCAGAAAGTCAAGCATAAGTGGACAGTTCTACAAGTGTCACAGGGTATAACCCATCTGCTGAACTTTCTGGGTATCTTGTTTAATTTGTTGATTTGCACTCATGTTAATGAAATTGAGAATTGCAAGGCAAATAATACAGAAAATTGCTTGTTTCATTCAATCAGTGTTTTTAATAATTTTCAGAATTGTGGGAATTACTTCTTTTTTTGGTTTATTTAATTCAGTAAATCCTGGTCCAGTTACATCTAAATGTTGACAATAAACACTTGTGAATATTTTTGTTGTTGCCCAAGGTATATTATTTCCACTACTAATTGAGTTATTTGTATGTTTTTTTCTTCTTTGTGGATGATTCATTATGATTGGGATTGGGATTTAATTACTTATACAAATATGACCCAGACCAGTCAGCACGCTTATACATTTGCTCACAAGATTGCTCATCCATGAGATTGTACCTCACACCTTTAGCAGGTGCATTCCAAGTTGCAGATTTATACACATCACCATTATTCATATCAACAAAAGCATGAGCACTGCGTTGCCCACCAGAACTAATGTGAATGATCTTTGCATATTTTTTACCCTTAGTGTAGGTGAACTTATCTACACCTTCACCCATGCAAAGTTTATCAATCTGTTCACGATGATAATCTACATTCTCACCTTTATCAAGATATTTGCGATGGAGAGAGATGGCATACTCTTGAGCATTAGTGTAAAGAACATCACAGAACTGCTCAATTTTGTCAATAACTTTCTCAGTCATCAGTGTTGTGTTTTTCATCATACAAGTATGATAGCACAGGATCAGGGGTTTTGGTAAATATAGCGACCAGTTCTACAACTGTCACATCCTTACATGCTCCCTGCAAAATACAAACCTTTTCCATTCCTCATCAGTGAAATTATCACTTGCATAAGGTATGCCAACCACATAGGCACAAAACTTATTGATTTCCTCTGATTTATTTGCTGAAGAGATCACAGCAGAGGCAAGAAGTTCAAGCATCAGTTTACTTTATACTTAGATTTGATGTGTTGGAGTGATTGTTTCTTTGCTTTAATTACACCTTTGCAGGTGCCTTTTGTTTTCTTTTCCTTTTTAGAATTGTGTTGCCAGTTTGGTACATTCATTGTTCTAGAGTATAACAGGCACAGAGGGACTCGAACCCCCAATCAACTGCTTAGAAGGCAGTGGCATTATCCATTATGCTATGTGCCCAGAGACCCTCCTGTTTGTGCATTATTAAGAGGCATGGAGGGGGTGGGACTTACTCAAAGTGTGGACCTTTGATGCCCATATTTATCAGAACTCAATAGGTTCTAGAGTAGGTTGAGAACCTGCATTTTCAGTTGCAGGCATCTTATCTTCACCAGTCACAGCATCAAGAATTGCAAGAATCTCATTACCATTCTTACCACGACGAAGAGCAGCAATCATGAGTTCAGCAGACATAATAAGGAAGAAGTTAAATGAATGTTTGGAAAGTGTTTGGGCGAGAGTGTCCACCTACGATAATCTACGATGTGGCAGAGGGGACTCTACATTTAAGTCATCTTTCCTTGATGACCCCAAAAGATTAGAGACTTTAGGGCAACTACTATTCCCATCAATCAGGCAGTGAGTTCTACATCAACATCACACTCATCCTCATCAGGTAGATTATAGATGAGTTCATAGTAATCCTCATAATCAATACCAAGATATGATGCAAATTGCTCTAGGTCATCATGTAACTTGCAAGTGTCAATCATTGTTCCTCAACTGTTGATGTAATCATCATAGCACACACAATCAGGTTTTGGGAGTTGTGTGTGCCAGTTTAACAGGTGGCACATCCTGTGCTTTTAGAGTGACAAAAGGATCTCCAATAAGGAGAATAGAAGTCAAAAGAATGACCTTCCAGAGTTTATCAGACATCATAAATCTTGCACTCATTCAGACGATCTTGATACCACACTTCTTCATCTGGTGTGAGATAGGAAAGACTTAGCATGAAGTTGTAATGATCCACCCAAGAGTTACAATAAGATTCAAACCAATCTTGATAGTTGAAAGTCATTTGAGTTTTGTTCATGAATGTATGATAGCACCCACTCAGGGAAAAATCAAGTGGGTGTGTGCCAGTTCCTCAAGTGTCCTTCAATATTTCACATAATGGATAGATTGTAGATTTAGAAATAAATCCTGGTTTTGTGTATGTTTTCTTATAATTTGTTGCAAATGACTTTGCTTCTTCTTTGGTTTCAAAAGGTCCAAAGTATCTGTGTAACATATCAAATCTACCACCATCAGCAGTATAAAGTCCTACAATGAACTTATGAGAATGTTCTGGATAATTGTCATTCTCTTTTATCCAATCATAGTATGCTTGTTTATTCATACTTTTTTTCTACTTCTTTCACATGTTGCATAAAAGTATCAAAACCATGATCTCCACTATACAGATAATCAATGTGACGCATAATTGATGCTGTCTTTCTGATGTTAGCAACTTGTTTTTTTAGATATTCTAAAACCTCATCAGGATAGTTTGGTGTCCATCCATATTCATCTGGTTGATTATTATTTTCAATTTCAATCTCAAGTTCATAGGCAAAATAATCTACATCATGATAGATGTAACCATCATCATTAAAGTGTCCACCAGACATCAACCAACCTCAAGTTCAGCAAGTTTCTTCTGTTGACGTAGATCTTTGATGATAAGTTGCAGTTCTACAATATCTTGCCTGCAATCTTCCATGTCCTCACACATCATTTCATATTGATAATCTGACTTACACTTACGAATCTGCTTACTCATTTTGTCATACCTTTTCTTGGCATCTTTGAGGTCTTTTTCGTATTCTTGAATTGATTTGTAGTTCATTGCATCTATTAGATCACTGATAGTTTAGTATGAAATGTGTGATGGGTCAAGAGAAAATCATGCTTTCCATTGACCACGTTGAATCATATACTTTTTGATTTCCACATAGATAAACTCCCTCAGTTTGGGGTCTTCAGTTTTATCAAAAGCATCATAAAGACGTTTGATATAGTCATCAGGTTTCACAACATTTACCACCTTTGCTTTAGTTACACCAAGACCAGAGATAGGTGATCCTGCTTTAGTTTTAGGACGACCAAAATTGCCAGTTACATTACCTTGAGTGCGAAGTTTTGGTTTGATCTTGGAGAGGTTGGAGAGTGAGAAGTTCATTTGTTTTTCAATCATACAAGTATGATAGCACAGGATCTGCCCCTGTGCTCATTTACTGTGCCACTTCTACAAGTGTCCTATTGATGTGTTCTACTGTGCTCTGTAGTTTGTTATACAAGGAGCTGAGGGACACTTTACCTGAACTCTCCATGAGTTTCTGTTCTTTTTTAGATAGAAGTTGGAGAGCACCTTTCAATGCTTCCAACTCATCAAGATTCAATCTAACAAAATCTTCTGTCATTTGTTCATTTGTAGTGTAGGAACAGGCATACCACCTTCAGTGGGAACATAGATGGTCACATTGCCATTTTTAGATCCATCTTCAATACCAGTGATGTAAAGATATTGGAGATATTCACGATTGTCCTTGAGACTATCACCAATAATTTGGTTTGCTTTAGCAACACCCTGAGCACGAA